CCGTAGCTTGTTGATGTTTGAACTCCTTGTTTGACGTAGCTCGTCGAGCTTTTGGTTGTAGTTCACCCGTGAGACCTTGCCGCTTAGTCGTGACTGTCTTTTGATTCCAAGCGTTTCAAGTGCCAAGTCAGATTGTTGTTGCAGGTTTTCAATCTGAAATCCTTGATTCGTTAGCGCGTTGTTGTCCTTTGTGTACTTGATTCGATCCGCCTCGCCTGAGATGGCGGTCGCGATCTGACTGAGTTGAGAAGCCGTGGCACCAACCAGATCAGAGTTATAGCTGTTGAGCTTGTTCCGTCTGCTGGCCTGTAATGCCTGCAACTCTCCATAGCTTCTGCCATAAGCCATCATGCTGTCCATCGCAGCGCGACGTGCGCTGTTGCTGCCTCCGCCTCTGGCAACTGTCGAGGCCTTGGTTGAGGCTCCATCAACAATCGCTGTGATGTACTCAGCGTCACGTTTGATCGTGTCCAACCGTTCAGCCATGACGATCTGTTCTTGAATATCTTGCCCTTCACTCTCCTTCCCTCTCACAAGCTGATCGGCTTGAGCAGCTCTTTGCTTGATGGAATTCATGTAGCCGGCTGCCGCCTGCATACTTTGAACATTTGACTGTGCCGCCTTGACTTGAAGGTTTGCGTTGTCAATGGCAAAGTCGAGGTTTGTATCCGCCAGGTCAATTGACTGCTTTAACTTAATTCCTGCAAGTTCTAGTGCCTTGGTTGATTGCGCTCCGCCTTTCCCAACGTCAAAAATATTGCCTTGCTGTTCGGCAAGCATTTGATATTCCTCCCTTGCCTGTTGAATATTGTTCGCTCTGTTCTGTCTAGCATCGAGAACATTTTGTCTTGCCTGCTTTCGGTTGTTGATGCCTCGTAATACGTCAAGGTTTGTGCCTAGTAAATCAATGTCATACCCTGCCAGCGCTTGGTCTCTATCGGTCAAGGCCGCTAGGCCTCTGTTGCCAATGCTGACATAGGCTTGGCCAAGAGCCACCTGCTGGTCAGCGACGTTTTTGTCAAAAGTCAGGTTATCTTGTACCGCCCGGAGTTCTTCGCTGACTCCAAACTGGTCATAAAGAGCCTCTCTATTTAGATCGAGGTTGAGTAGGGCGGCATCAATGACCCGTTCCTGCTGGTTGTTGTAATCAGTCTCTGCGACCCTGTCTTGATACCTGGCGGCTTCAGTCTCGGCCACACTCCATGCATAGTTGCTAAGGCTTTTTCCGTAGTTAATGGCCCATTCTTTTGTGTCACGCTCAAATCGAGCTTGAGCGATCTTCTCGTTTTCGTCGTTTGCTTTATCAGCGGCAGCCCTCTCCTGCGAGCCTTGGATGGCTCCGCCGATCAACTGAAGGCCGACGGTAGCAATTGTTGCCCAGGCCATGACTAAATTGCGTTCTCCCTGTCACTGTAAACGCCTTTCCAAGATGCGGAAGTGACAGTGACCGGCAGCCATGAGTCTGACTCAACAACAATGCTGCACCTGTCGTTTCTGCTGCACACCGGAGCAGTGATACTTCCTGTGTCCAGTGGCTGGGTTGTTGAGTCTAGCGTGTTGTTGGAAACGTCAAGAGTGCGAGCCCTGAAATCAACAACAGTGTCGTTCGTTCTGTTCTGTCTTGTGATCCGGATCGTGTATGCACCTGTGTCAACGTGATTCACCGTCCAGCGCAGGATTTGAGTGCGACCTGCTAGCTGCCCAATCCGCCTGGTTTCTGTTTCGTTCTTGTCTGGGACAAAGCCAGTGTTGAACTCATACTCAAATTTGTATGGCTCGCCAAAAGAAATAGATGCCTCTGTCCAGTCTCCCCTCTCAGTACAGACCAGGCTTGTGGTGGTTGTCTCCCCTAACTTCAGACCTTGATTGTCATCATTGACAAAGCGGACAATCGCAAGCGCATTGTCGACTGGCGTATAGGGCAGTGTGAATGTTGTTGTATCAGTCGTGCTGTCATACGTTCCAGTCACTTCTGCTGATGGTGCAATAAAAGCTGGCGAAGGATATTGGCATAGACGATCTAAGTGGATCTGCGGTGTGCTCGGAACTTCTAGCTCATCGTTCAACTGAATTGAGAAGTAAGTCCCCGTGTCGTCTGTCGTCAGCAAATACAACACGTTCTCCATAAATTTCACCCATTGCACATCTTGGTTGAACTCCCATTGACTCCAGCTGCGCTGGACTTTCTGCTGGCCAACCTCTCCTGTTTGCCACAGGTACTTGTAGACAAACAACTGCTTTGGGTTGGTTGGCGATATAGCAACAGCTGCATCGATGTCCTGACCAACATCCCAGTGAGTGATTGAACCCTCGATGTACTTGGGCACATAGTTGGTCACATCCAAACTGCTGCCTAGGTTTAGGCCAAGCCTGGTGTTCCGTTGGTTATAGAAGTTGAACTCACGGAAGTGAGTGAATCCAAAGTATTCAGTGGCGAATAGGACTTGTGCGCCAGACAGCTTGGGCCTGACGTTGGAGTTCATCTCTAGATTGCTAAGCCTAAAGATCTCTCCTGTTAGCGGCGTCAGTACATCAGCGTCTGCCGCTCGCACCTGATACTGCGATGTTGACGAGAACGCCAGGATGCTGTCCTCAACCGGAATCATCCATTCGATTGGTGAGCTGCGTTCACTGGTGCCACGCAGTCCAAATGGATCTGTTGCTTGAACAGCTATTGCTGTGTCATTGAAGAAGTTAAAGATGTCATCTGTCTCGCTCAGCTGCACTGTCTCGCCTGAGGCGAGGACATAGCGGCTGCGGAACAGCACATGATCGCGAATCTTTTCGCCAATGAACTCTGGCTCTGGCGAGCTGATCTCATCACCAGCTGTTCTCTCGCCCCACTTCGGAAATGTGAAATTGTAAACCTCGTCATCAACGGTTTGGCTGTCTGCTGCGCCGTCCGCTGGGCCAACGAAAAAGACATTCTCTGCTGCCCTGTAGATGACATAGGGCATCGTGTTGGGATTAAGCCTGAAGCCTATGCCAGGCTTTACGGTCTCCTGCCAAGCGCCTTCGGAAAAGTCCTGTGAGTTAAACGTTTTAAATCTAAGCCACCGGTTATCCAGTGTTGTTGATGGATCACTTTCAACTTCAACGACGTATCCATTGGGCGCAATGACTGGCAGGCTGCCCAGTGTTTGAACGGTGTTCGTGAAGGCGACAGCTAGTTCACTACTGCGTCCGTCATCAATGGATACATCGAAATTAGTTCCGTCTTCTTTCTGGATATAAACAACATACTGATTCACTTCAGCCTTGTAGCCATCCTTCCCATCAACCTTGTCTTTTAGTTGTCTGGCGACATCGGAAGTGCTTAGCTCGTTTACGTCAGCGTCTGCCGCTGGAGTAGTTACTGTCCCGACTTCTGTCCCATCAATCGTCAGAGTGTAAGTGACGTTGTATGCAACAGCTCTGACAAAGATTATTCCCTTGCCTGCTTGCGTTGCAGACTTATCCGTATCAAAGGCCGTGACCTTCTCTCTGTTCAACAACAGACCAATTGGTCCGCTATTGATCAGCGCATACTTTTTATAGAAGTCACCTGCGTCGTTGTGGAGATAAGAGGATTCGGCGCATGTGATCAGTCCTGGCGTTGCAGTTAGCCCAGTGCCATGGACCTTGATGGTTGGCGATACTCCGTTACGCCTGAGATCAATCAGGGTGTTATCCGTGCCAGGTCTCACCAGAACTGAATACCGCTCTGTTGGCTGGAGACTCATCATCTCCAGGTAGAAGTCAGAGAAAGCGTCGTCTGAAATCTTGGATTGCAACCTTGTCGCGTTCCGCTTTGATAGTCCCTCAACAGGACTCGACCAACCATTCAGTTGCCTTTTGCCTTGACCGGCCAAGAACAGGTGTGGTGGTTGTTGGGAGACACCTTGAATCAAGGTATCCAGATCACGCCGTATAGGCGAGCTGGGTTTCTTGGGTGTCTTGCCCTTACGGAACTGCGACTTGGAGCGTGCCATTAGCGAACTCTGTAACGGGTGCCACCTGCGGGAATGAAGCCAATACCTTGAGTTGCCCCGCGGTCATTGCCCCAAAGCAGATTGTTGTTGAGCTGGTTCTCTTCTGCTCTGATCAGCAGAGTCCGTGCCTGGTCTTCGTCTGCCACTGTGTAAGTGAAGACAACAGAACTGGCGACGTAGCGATCCGAGAAGATCCTTGCACTGCGAATGGTGATGTATTGCTGCGCAGCATGTGGCAGCTCATCCCATGGCAGTTCGGTTACAACTTTTGCTGCAACTAATGGTGCGCCGTCGTTCAGCGTTCCAAAGTCATAGCGCTGGTTGTTGCGGTCATATACCCGCAGGCCACGGACCACGTATTGCCTGTCTGGATACGTGTTGGGAGAGAAGTCAACCGTCAACGTATTCCTCGGAAGGACGTATGTATCCATCGAGGTTGGGTTGATCTTGACGCCTTCGTCAGTGTTCCAGCTCCAGGCTTCTGATTGCACATCACGCGACACTTCTCTCAAAGTGCGCTGTGCCATACCTGAATCGGTGATCTCATTGACATCATCAGAGAGGCTAGGAACACCGGCCTCTCCAATGGTTGCCAAGATTGTGTTGACAGCCTCAAGTTCTGTCATGCTTTAACCGTGTCAACTTTTAACACGCTGCCAACAGTGTCAACACCCTTGCCCGCTTGCGACTGTGGAACATACGTCGCGGCAGCGTTGGTTGCTTTCACGAAATAGTCAACATCTGCGGCAGGGTCAAGAAGCTGATCGTCCTGCCATGTCCAGTCAGCCACGGTGCCGTCAACCTTGATAGTTGTTGCCATGAAAAAAGGGGCATTGCTGCCCCTAAGTTAATTCCCCTCGGCTAGCGAAGCTAGATCACAGAGAATTGCTGATCTCCACGCAGCATTCAGGACGCAGGCAACCAACACCAAGAGCAAACTTGGCGGTCATCAACGTGGCGTTATACATCACGTCGTAATCATTGCCGGTCATGCCCATGCTTAGGTCACGCAGCTTGACAACACCACAGCTTCCTTTTTGGAAAGCAAGCATCTTGGTGTTGGTCATGTCTGCTGTGGACTTCTTCACAGCGCCGTTGCTTACATAGCCCTGCTCACCGGTCTTAGCGGTGACAGAACCCTGAGCAATGTTGTTGCTGGACAGGATGGAGAAGCCAGCAAGCTTGGCAATCTGACCTTCCTTGTAGGAACCATTGGTTCCTTGCTGGTTGAAGTCATAGTTCACAGCGCGTGAACTCTGGATCAACGTATAGAAGGACTCAGGGGTGCAGACCAGCACACGCCCTTCCTTGCTGACATCCTTGGAATCCAAGGCTTCAGCAGCAGCAAACACACTGGCGACAAGATCGTCAGCAGTGGGGGTTGCCTTGTTGATGTCGATGACAGTACCGGTGCGGTACGGATCATCAGGGCTCAGACCGGCAGGCAGGTTCGCCGTCAGGTCAGTGGTGCTGGTGCGGGCACCAAGGGTGATGGTGCGAGCCAGGCGCTTGTCATGCTCACGGGCAAGAGCTTGACCCAACTCGGTTGAGTAGATCGAGCGGATGTCGTAATGAGCCTTGGCCTCTTGAAGGCTATAGAGACTTGCGTCAGCAATGAGG